GGGAAATGCAAGCTGCATCAGGCACTGGTGACCCATTATTTGTGGAGAATGTGTTTAGTACATTTTTGTACACTGGTACAGGTTCTTCTGCACAAACGATTACAAACAACATTGATCTAACCGAAGGTGGGCTGGTTTGGGTAAAACATAGGTCTTTAGCAGCTAGTCACATTTTGACTGATAGTAAACGAGGTGTTCAGTATTTAAGATCAGACACAAATGATGCACAAATAAACCAATCATTGATAACAGATTTTGTATCAACAGGTTTTACTGCAAATGGCGACAGTGTAAATTATGCTAATGATAATGGCGAAGATTATGTTTCATGGACTTTTCGTAAAGCCCCTAAGTTTTTTGACGTAGTTACGTATACGGGAAATGATTCTAATCGGACTATCAGTCATGATCTTGGCACAGCCCCCGGAATGATTTTAATAAAAGATGTTACGCAAACAGGTAATGATTGGATTGTTTATCATCGTTCACTAGCAAACACTAAATTTTTGAATTTAAATCAATCATATGCTGCAAGCACGGATGCTGCTGCTTTTAACAGTACAACTGCAACCTCAACAGAGTTTTCATTGGGAAACAAAGCACAAGTCAACACCAATGGAAACTCTTATGTAGCTTATCTCTTTGGTCACAACAATAATGACGGTGACTATGGAGACAATGCAAATCAAGATATAATTAAATGTGGGAGTTTTACAGATAGCAGTTCAGGTTTTACTGTAGATTTAGGGTTTGAACCTCAGTGGTTGTTTACTAAAAGAACAGATAGCACAGGCAACTGGGAAATAGTAGATAACATGCGTGGCTTTACTGTTGATCGTAGTTACACACGTTTGTATCCTAATTTAACTAACGCAGAACAAACTGTTACAAAATTAGGTATAAACTCCCAAGGATTTTTCTCTACTACTGCAATGGAAACAAATGGTGCAACAATAATCTACATGGCAATTCGTCGTGGTCCAATGGCCACACCAGAAACAGCATCTAGTGTGTTTGCTATTGATGAAGGTGATGGGGTTGGCGCAGTTTCAGCTTATACATCGGGTTTTCCAGTAGACTTTGCCATAGATAGAACTGCAACATCAACTTCGCCTAATTATGTTGCCACTAGACTTTTACAAGGAACTAGGTTGCAAACAGATGGTACGAATGTAGAGGCATCTGAAAGTGCTTACTATTTTGATTACATGGAAGGGTGGAGAAATTTTGCAAGAGTTTCTGGGAACTATTCTTGGATGTGGAAACGTGCACCCGGTTATCACGATGTCGTTGCTTACACGGGGGATGATCAATCAACACATAATATAGATCATAATTTAGGTGTTGCACCTGAGATGATATGGATAAAACGTAGAGACGGCACACAGGGCGTTCGTGATTGGTCAGTCTATCACAAAGATGTTTATGGAGCAGGTGGAGTTGATGGTGTTCTTACACTAAACAACAACGTAGCAAGAGAGGATTTAAGTATTTTTGGAACACCTTCTACCACACAGTTTACAGTAAAAACTTCTTTTGGCACTGTTAATAGTTCAAGTGGCACTTACATAGCCTACCTTTTCGCAACACTTGCGGGTGTATCCAAGGTTGGTTCAGTAACTCACTCAGGTACAACAAACGTAGACTGTGGATTTTCTTCAGGGGCTTCTCTTGTCATGTTAAAACGCACAGATGCTAGTGGTGATTGGTTCTGGTGGGATAGTACAAGAGGCATTGTATCAGGAAACGACCCTTACATGGTTTTAAATGACAGTGCTGCACAGGTTACAAACACAGACTTTATAGACCCTCTCTCATCAGGCTTCACCATTACAGATGATTTTACAGATGGTGACTATATTTTTTACGCAATAGCAGCATAACAAGGATATAAAATATGGCAGATTTAACACCAGAACAGATAGAAGAGATGCTTGATAAAGCTGCTAAAAGGGGAGCAATGCAAGCCTTACGTGAGTTAGGATTACAAGATGATAATGCAGCCAATGACATCCGTGAAATGAGAGGGCTGTTAGATGCTTGGAGATTAACTAAAAGAAGCATTTGGTCAACTACTGTTAAAATGGGAACAGTAGCAATTATTACATTTATAGCAACAGCAGTTTGGATGTCTTTTAAATAATTATGTAAGCAAGGGGGGTGCTTATGATTGATCCAGTAACTGCTATTTCTGCAGCTAGTGTTGCTTTTGGTGCATTAAAAAAAGGAATAGCTGTAGGAAAAGACTTGCAAGATATGGGGGGTCAACTGTCTAAATGGGCAGGTGCAATAGCTGACCTAGATTTTGCTGACCGTCAAAATCAAAAACCTGCATGGTATAAAACATTAGGTGGTGGAATACAGGCAGAAGCTATGGAAATATTTGCTGCTAAATCTAAAGCAAAAGCTATGCGGCAAGAGTTAAAAGAGTATATATCTGTAATGTACGGCCCATCTAAATGGCAAGAAATACTTCAAATAGAAGCAGATCTACGTAAACAAAAAAGGGAACACGAACATAGACAAATGGAAATTAAGCAAAAAGTAATAGAATGGACTGCAGGAATATTATTATTTGTTGTTTGTGTTGGATCTTTATTTGGATTTGTATGGATAGGAACTAGGTAGGTAATACTATGGGAATAACAGTAAAACAAAAAGAACTAATAGAAAAACTTACTAAGAATAATGAAAGAGCTAAAGCTCGGATACAATCCAGAGTTAATAATCTTCTTATGTCTAAAGGTAAAAAACCTGTTCAAAAATTAGCAGAAGGTGGTAATATCTATGGCAGCACTGCTTTAGATTTAATTGCAAAACAAAATCAACAACAACAAAATAATCAAGCTAATATTGTCACTCCCATCCCCCCACAAGAGACTACTCCTGTTATAACAGAGGAGGCAACACCTGCTGTTATGCCCCCTGTGCCTACCCCTGAACCTCCAAAGCCATCTATCACATATGAACAACCAGATAATTTAGTTACATTTAATCCTGATGGTACTACTACAAGACCTTTTGCACAAAATAGAATAATGGACCCTCCTATAATTGTTCCTATGGAAGGGCAACCACAACCCCCTATATCACCTACCCCTACACCTACACCTACTGTAGAGACTCCTACCCCCACTCCTACTGTAGAAACTCCTACCTCTACACCTACTGTAGAGACTCCTACTTCTACTGTAGAACCTTCTGGCCCTGAACTTCCACCTATTACTACAGACCCTGTTTACGATCCAAAGGACGGGCCACCTCAAGAAGTTGATACTAATGAAATGCTTGAGGGACTTAACTGGGCGCAACATTCTCAAAAAGGCATTGATATGCTTTTACAAGGAGATAAATTGCCTAGTGACGATATGTTCTATGAGGCAGAGGATGAAGATGGCAATAAAATTTTAGTGCCAAATCCAGCTAAATATACTATAGGTGGGGGATCAGAAAATTGGACATTTACATTTGAAGATGGAACATCTACAGTTGTTAATAGGGCTGAAAAATCTAAAGCTGTAAAAACACTTAAAGAAGAAATTACACCAGTAATAACCAGACTAAAAGATAGAGGTTATGAGGAAGCTAAAAATACTTATAATGAACAATTTAAAATTTATAAAGATTATTTAGATACTAAATATACTCCTGATCCTTATGATCCTTCAATAGAAGTAGATTTTGTAAAAAATTTACAGGATGTTAAAAAAGAAGTTGCAGATTTATCTAGTAAACTTATAACTATGCCTCCCGGAAAAGCTCCCCCAGTTACAGATGAAGATGGTAATACACCACCAGATGAAAGAACTGAAGAAGAAAAAGTTCAGTTTGAAAAATATCAAGAGGCGGCTAAACAACTTTCTGAATTACAGGGGCAACAAGCTGTAGCTGAAGCTAATTTAAAATCTGCTGGAACAAAATCTGGGGATGAAATGTTATCTGCAATACAGGACGATCCTACACAGTTTATTACTAAGGCAGAGGTTTCTAAGTTAGCTGATAAGGTATCTCCTGATCAATTTATTGATAAAGATACTGGGCAAGTAACAACAAAAACAGAAGCAGGTACAACTCTTATAGACAAAGCTGCACAAGCTGTTACACCTGATGATGTTACTGCATCAGAAAAATTTAAAGATGCTACTGTAATTAAAGAAGATGCAGAAACAGAGCTTGATAAAACAGATGCTGCTAAAAAAGATGATCTTAGTCAAGAAGTTACTGCACAAACTTTAGAAGAAACTAGAGATGAAGCTATAGCTGATGAGTTATTAAAAGTTGCTGAAAATCGTATATCAAAAGTAAAAGAAGACTTAGATCTTACAGTAACTAAAGAACAACAAGCTAAATATAAAGGTGATAAATACACAGCTATTAAAGTTGATGTTGCCGTTGGAGATGTACTTGCAGATTCTCTTTTTGCAGAAGGCTCTGTTAAACTAGAAGAGTTACCTCCCCCCTCTATAATTGCAGAAGATAATATGGCTCAAGCTAAAATGATGCAAGATAAAGGGCTAGTTCCTGATGCAAGACCTGTAGCTGCTAAACTTGGAAAGTTTTCTGTAAAAGATGGTACACTAGCAATGGCTATGGAAGGGGAGGTACAGGCTTTAGATACTGTTCAGGGTCAGCTAAGTAAACTTATGTTAGACTTTGATGATGGGACTCCTTCATGGGCTGCAGGGGCTATTAGAGCAGCTAATGCTGCACTTTCAGGAAGAGGGTTAGGTGCATCCTCAATGGCAGGTACAGCTATTCTTGAGGCTGCTATGGAAGCAGCATTACCTATTGCACAAGCAGATGCACAAGTGTATGCTAATATGAATTTAACTAATCTTAGCAATAGGCAAGGTGTATCTTTAGCAAATGCTGCTGCACAACAAGGAAGAGAACTTCAAAATTTAACTAATCAACAACAAGCTAATCTTCAGTTAAGTGTAAATGCTTATGGATTACAAACAGATAATTTATCTAATAGACAACAAACAGAGCTATCTAATGCTCAAATAAGAGCTACCTTGCAAGGTAAAAACTTGGATAATACACAACAGTCAAATATTTTAGTTGCAGCTAGGTTTGCCGAATCTGCAAACATTAATCTTTCTAATAAACAAGATGCATTAATGCAAGATAATGTTGGAGAATTACAACAAAACCTTGCTAATCTTAGTAGTAAATCTCAGGCATATGTTGCTTCTGCTAATTTGGCAGCATCTTTGCAAGGTAAAAAATTAGATGCTGATCAACAGGTAGCTATCATTAATGCTGCAAAGTTTTCTGATGCTGCTAATTTAGTATTTACTACTGAACAACAAAATGCACTTCATAATTCTAAGTTATTGCAAAGCATTGGTTTAGCAGAGTTAAGTTCTAGTCAAGCTGCTACCTTACAGAATGCAGCTAATTTTGCTGCACTAGATGCAACAGAACTCAACTTTATGCAGCAAGCACAAGTTGAAAATGCTAGAAACTTTTTACAATTAGATTTACAAAATTTAACAAATGATCAACAGGTTGTCCTGTTTAAAGCACAAGCAAGACAACAAGCACTACTATCAGATCAAGCTGCAGAAAATGCCGCAAAACAATTTAATGCAGAATCTGAAAATCAAGTTGCACAATTTAATGCTAATTTAAGAGCACAGGTAAGTCAGTTTAATGCTACACAAACAAATGCTATAGCACAGTTTAATGCAGGTGAAGCTAATGCAACAGCAAGATTTAATTCACAGTTAGAAGCTGATCGTCAAAAATTTAATGCTGCAAATGCTTTAGTAGTTGCCCAGTCTAATACCCAATGGAGAAGAGACATTGCTACAATAGATACTGCTGCAGAAAATGCTGCTAATCAAGCTGCAGCACTCGCAGCTAATAATCTTACTGAGGGTGCATTAGGAGAGTTATGGCAACAAGAAAGAGATCTTATGGATCATGCACAAACTAATTCTAATAATGAGTTAGATAGAATTAATAATATAACTGTAGAAAAAATTAGAAAGGATGCTACAATTGATGCAGTTGAATTAAAGGCTAATCTTGAAGCTGATGCAAATATAGGTCAGGCTATATTTGATATTGTTACTGGTGAAATTTTTGGTTAATAGAAAGAAAAAGTAATGGCATTATATAACCCTAAAAAACTTTCTTCTCTTTCAGGGGTTTCTTCTCCCTCTGCTGATCCTATGAGAAAACAAGGTTTTTTAATAAGGAGACAAAAAACCAAACAAAATCTTGCGGCTAGTGATGCTGCAAGTAGGGGATTTTACTCAGAATTAATGGGAGAGATAGATAGTTTTTCTATAATGGGAGATGCTGTTAAAGAAAATTCTAATCAATGGCAAGAACTGCAAAATAAAATATCTGAGATTAAAGATAAACCTAGTGAAACTGAAGTAAATTTAAACACAGAGTTAAGTGATGTTAATGTTACCTTTCCAGATGATTTATATGGTAAAAAAGGAACAGGTAGTAAAGATGTAGTAAGTTATTCACATTACAATGATCCTATACCTGAAGAAGGATTTACTCGTAATGCAGGGGGTGCTCCTAAAGAAGCTCAAGAAAAAGCAATAAAAACAATAATATATACAGGTAAGAAATTACAAGCAACAGAAGAAGAAATAGCTATGGCTCTTGCTATTGCTAGACATGAATCTGGTTTTAATATTTTTGCAGCAGCAACAAGCAGTAGTGCTTATGGTTTAGGGCAATTTATTGATAAAACTGGTAAAGCATATGGTTTAACACAAGAAAATAGAGATGATTTAGAAATGCAAGCTCAAGCTCTTATAGAGTTTACACAATATAATTTTGACCTTACAAGAAAACGAGGTAAAGGTATAGAGTTTGTGTATAAATATCACCATGATGGGCCAGAAAAAAATAGTGGTGGACTAGCTATTGGTAGAAAAAATGTGATGCCTTACTACCCTAGATTTTTAAAAATGATTAGAGGACAAGAAGTAACATGATAAAAGAATTTAATGCCCCTATTCCCGGTCAATCTTTAACTACTACTCCTAAGAACTATTCTTGGGAACGTCCACCTTTACTTACAGATGTAGATAAAGTTGTAGAAAGACATATCAGAAAAATTTCACAACCAGATGCAATAGATAATATTTTATTTGTATTAGAGGCAGGGCTTCCTATAAATGTTTTAGTAGAAGTATTTTTAACTAATGCGGTGAGTGAGGGTATTCATAATATAGATGTTAGTTTACTAGTAGCTCCGATACTGCACAAAGAAATACTTCAAATAGCTAGAACAGCAGAAATAGATTTTAAAGAATACTTTGATGATTCTAAAATAAAAGAAGAAAATAAAAAAGGCAAAGCCATTGCTTTACTTAGAAAAGCATTAAGAAAAGATGATGATAAAGAAGATGCAGGAGTTCAAATACTAACTGAACTTACTGAAACTTTAGAAGAACCTACAGAAAAAATTGAACAAAAAGAAAAACCAAAAGGATTAATGAGTAGGACTATGACCGATGGCAATTAATTTAAGAGTAGCTGCAGGTGGTGCAGCAAAAAGATACTTACAAAAGAAAGATGAGCATGAGGCTTTTCTTCGTGAAATGGATTTAACTAGAAGAGAGTATCTAGCTGAAGAAGGTAAAGCAACTTTAGAAGAAATTAAAAACGAAAGCAAAGCAGCTAAAGCCAGAGTAAAAAAGGGAATGTCTTTTGGTTATTCTGAAGAGGCTGCTGTTTTGTTAGAACTTAGTGGGCAGTTAAAAGGACAGTTAAAAAGATTAGATAAACTTTCTGAGGATAAGGGAGAAAGAGCAGTAAATAAAAGAGCAGTACAAGAAGCAGGGGATTTTGTTGTAAAGAATGTACCAGAAGAAGCTAGAGAAGCTGCTTTAGATTATATTTCTAATGGGGGTTATCCTACCGACATAGATGAAATACAAAATAGATTTTTTAATGTTTTATTAAGTGTAACAGGAACAACAGAAGAAGCTGCAAAAATATTAAGAGAAGCTACAGAAGGTGGGCCTACATCTATTGATCCTATAGATGTTAATACAAGAGGTTTTGTAGATATGTCTCAAGAATTAAGAAGTTCCTTACTAAGGAATATTAGAAATTCACTACAAGGAATTTTAGATGTAGCCTTAGACGATAATGGTAATTGGAGAGGAGAGGATGCACTTAATGCACAAAGAATTACAAATGATATTTTTAGGGAAACAAGAAAGATGTATCTATCTCCCGGTACTACATATGATCCCGGAGATTATGCAGATGATTTGATAGAAAGTGTTAGGATACAAAGGACGGGAAGTAAGGATACTCCCGGCAAGACTTTACAGGAGATTAAGGTTGAGCCTATTCTTAATCCTCCAACTGAGCTTCCATCTGTGCCTAATTATCCACCACCATCGGTGCCACCGAAGCCTAAGTTACCTTCTACATTAAGAAAAGAAGATGAAAATGAAGACAGAATTAATGAACCTATAGATTAATAATATAAAGGAATTTTAATGGCAACGTACCATGAAAACGTAGAAGATAAAAAGTTTACTGATCTTTTAGAAAACGATGATTTTAAAAAAGATCTTGTAAGATTTTTTTCTGGAAAAAGATATGCTATGTCTGATGAGAAATTAGACAAGTTAGGATTTGATGGATTAGCAAATGAGTTTGCCGAGCACATGAGATGGCAGGATTGGCATGATGCTACTGCATTAAAAGATCTAAACTACGTTAATAATAAACAAGCAGAGGTAGGTGGTAAGCAAGCATTTGGTAGGCTTATCCAAGCATGGGATAATTCTGATGGTGCAGGGACAGGATTTGTAGAAGGTGCTAAAGATATAGGTGGTGCTTTACTTAGTTCTCCCTCTACTTTCTTGGGAGTTGGTACTCTTGGTTTATCAAAGTTGGCAGCTAAAGGTGCTCAGAAAGTTACTGCTATTGCTGTAAGACAAAAATTAAGGGACTATTTAAAAAAGAATACAGTTATTAAAGGAGCCTTAGCAGGTGCTGCTACAGAAGGCACGATTGGTGGTGCTCAAGCATATGGTAAAGGTGAGACAAGAGAAGAGTTAATAGATGGCTATGAATATACTAGAGGTAATTTTGCAGGGGATGTAGCTCTAAACTCTACTGTAGGGCTTGCTTTTGGTGCTCTTGGGGGAAAGATTGATCAATTATTAACTAAAGATAAAGATGCACTTAATGCACAGTTAATGAAAAGAAAAGCAAAAACAGAGGCCGATGTTAAAAAGAATGTAAAAGAAACACTTACTAAAAAAGAAAATCAAGAGGTACTAAGAAGTGTTTTAGAAAAAACAATAACTATGGTTAATACTTTAAATGCACGAAGAGGGGGTGCAGCAACACTTGATCCATTAGATAAACAGCAAGTTGCAATGGGGGAAGCTATTAAATCTGGTGTGTTAAATGTAGATACTGAGGCAGATGGTGCTTTTTCTTCTGGTCTTTCTTTAGATACCATTAGAGGTATAGCTGCTGCCACTACTGAACTTGCACAAACTACAGGAATTAAATTAGAAGAAGGAAAAAGAATTACTCAAGTTATTGCCAACAAATTAAATTCTTCTGCAGATGATTTTGATCCTGATATACTAGATAAAATAGATTCTATTAGAAATAAGTATGGGCTTACTAGGGAACAGTTTTCTTTTATTTATCTTGCTGAACTTTCAGAAGCAGGTAAAACATTGGCTGCACAGTCAGCTATTGTAAGAGCAAAAAATAAACTACAAGGTAAACCTACAAAAGGTGTGGCTGAAGAACGAAGAGTTTTAGCAGATATAAAAGATCTTGCTGCACATGGGCTTAGTTCAATAGATGATGTTGAAGCTGCTAATGCTTCTAGGAATGTCCTAATAAATACAGTTAAAAAAAATGGTTTAAGTAAAACCTATAATTTTTTACAAGAAACAGATCAGATGCGTATTGCATTTATGACTTCTCAACCTGCAACTACAGCAAGAAACGTAGCATCTACAGGATTGTTAGCAGCAGTAGACGTGTTGGATCAGGGGTTTAAAGGTCTTTTTGGAGGGGATCGTAATACTTTTAAAAATATGTTTTCTACTATTAGGGGTTTAAGTTACGGTAATGCTGAAGCCTCTGTATTAAAAGATATGTTAGAAACAGAAATGCCAGATTCTTATAGAAGAATTTTTCACGACACTATGAGGATGGAAGTAGGAACACAAAGTAATTCTGCCTTTGCTAAGACAGGAAGACTTGTCAATATGTTTAATACTGTTACCGACACTGCATTTAAGGAAGCTGCTTTCTATTCTAGTATTCAAAGATCTTTGCTTGCAAAAGGCGATAAAAAATTAGGGACAGACGTAAGAGAATTTATAAAAAATACTGGTAGTTTAGATCGTTTATCAGAAATAAATGCCCCCGGATATGATGTGGACATTATAAGAAAAGCCTTAGATGATGCTAATAGATTTACCATGCAAAGAACGTATATGGGAGATGAATCTCTTTTTGGTAAGGGTGCAAGGGCAGCTAGTAGAATTAATGAAAAAGTTCCCTTTTTAGTTTCTGGTTATGCAGGTATTCCTTTCCCAAGATATGTAGCTAATCATTTAGAAATGGTATTTGATTACACTCCTTTTTTACCTGCACTAATGAAAAAAATTGAAAGCCTTGCTGTAGATGGTAAAGTTAAGTACATATTAAAAGATGATTATAAATCTGATGCAGACCGTTTAGCACGTCAGCTTACAGGTGCATCATTAATAATGTCAGGCATTGTTCTAGCCCATGAAAAGAAGGGGGAAATAGATTATAAATCTATAGAGAATCAAATTAGAGGTCAAGATGACATATCTTCTTCTCTTGGATTTATAGTGGCACCAATATTTATTGGTGACTTAATATATAGAGCACACCTTGCACCAAAAGAATTAGGTTTAAGTGCAGGTAGTGCAAAAGAAAATATAAATGAATTAGGAACAGTCCTTGGTGGACTTAGTGATATGGGATTTGATAACAGAGGTATCAATGCATTAATAGATAATATTTTTAAAGAAGAGGGAGTAGACCCAAAAGCAGAAAGTGACTTAGCTAAATTAACTGGTAATATATTTTCTACTTTTACTTATCCATTAACACCTTTCAGAGATTTAGCAGGACAGATTAATTACGAAGCATCAGGCACTCCTTACACAAGACCTTTAGAAATACAAGACTTTGTTAGAACACAAGAGGCTCCTAGAGGTGTATTTAAACAACAAGCAACAAGGTTTATGCCAGACTATGACTTCCTTCAAATAGGACAAAGTTTTGCAGATGATCCTAACAGAGATATTAAATACTATAGTATTTTATATGATCAACCTATAGCAAGTATAAATCCTTTAAAGAAAACTTTTACTGGTGTTCAGGCTAGTCCAACCCTAACTAAGCTAGGTAGAGAGTTTAATAAACTAAAGATAAACGAAAGGGATGTTTACGATAGTGGAACAAATGCAAACCCAATGATAGACTATGGTGTTAGAAAATGGTTGAGCCAAAACCTAAGTGATTTATTTTTGACATGGGCTGACAATGAAAAACATAGGACATTACAGGCAGGTGGTAAGACCTATAATGAATTGACTGATCCATCAGTAAAAAAAGAATTATTAAAAGGTTTTGTTAAAGCTAGAATAGGTGATGCTAATGAAATGTATAAACAAAGATTTACCCTTCTTAGAGAAAGATCTCCTGTAAAAGCAGGTGGATATATAAGAAACCTATATCACCTAAAAATAGCTGAGTTAGGTGGAGATCAATTCAATGCTGCAGCAAAATATATTTCAGACAATGAAATATTAAAGTATGATACAGATAAAAGTTTTAATACCTCTGCCGAACTATTGTCTATGGCAGAAACCATACCACAAGAATTAAAGTTTCGTCAGGTACTAATACATATAGCAGATATGGATAGGTCTGAAAGAAGACAACCTAGTTTAGATATTGGTGATTAACTAATCATCTTCCAACATAAAGTCAGCCCACTCATAGGCTTGCCGCCTAACATCTTCCATTCTAAATGAGCCTCTAGCTGAAGCTAGTATCCCACAGAGAGCCTGTCCTGCGAGATACCTTCTTGAAGTTAGAGGCTTCATTGTTTTACTGGTTTGTTTTCTTCTAGTATATTTTTTAGCTTCCTCTGCTAGTGTTATTGTTTCTTGCTTGCTCAACTGCTTTCACCCTTTCTAGGTTTTTGAAATACTCGTTATTAAAACCGTATTCCCAATCTCTGTTACGAGATGTATTTACTGGGTATGGATTACCCAGTTTGCCTGTAGAAAAAGCAACTCTTCCTTGATCTTGAGGAGTCATTTTCTTTCCTTTTCTTTGAGGGTTTCTATCATTCTTTCTAAGTACCATTTTGCTTTCTCCAGATCTTCTATTGGTTTATTTTTATATCGATGTCTGTGTTGATACTTGATTAGATTGCCGTGACAATACGAAGCAAACCCATCAAGACCTAACACCTGCTTTATGTAGTCTATGCATTCAATAGTTCCTGAGTTGTAGTGAGGTGGACTATTAACACTATCACTACTAAAGAAAACTTTAGTTAGTTCATCTTCTCTGTCATCAAGCATATCTACTATTTTAAAACTATCTGTTGCTGTACTCATGTCATTTCTACCATTTCTGCTGATTTGTAGGGGATGTGAAAAAACCTTTCACCTTTTCGTATATATCTACCACTTGCTTCTTTTAAAGAATCAAGAGACATAAGAGTATCTTTTATTCTCCAAGCCTTTGAAAGATCCTTTCGGAATACATAAAAGTTAAGCACACCATTTTCTCCTTCATACATTTCTATCAACCTCTTTTTACGTTCTGGTATTCTAATCTCCTCCCAATGAGTGGGCCAATCTTCTTTCCAAGCAGTTTTAACTTCTGCCTCATTGAAATAAGTATAGCCATTCTTTTGAGAAATTACATCTACATTATAGTTCTCTTCTTCATTAAGGATGGTATGCCCTTTGGATTTTAAGTAGGCTACCAGTTTATCTTTAGCTGCTTGATCAAACATATCATACAGTTGTTTACTAAATTTTCTTTTTATCATACTAAGTCCACCACTTCACATGTGTCACCTGAACAGGCCATTGTTTGCATTCCCAAGGTAGTATCCTCCTTTTCATAGTCAGAGAGTTTAGTCCAATCAATATTAGTTGGCATTAGAGATTTTAACATTTTATACTCCGACTTGCCAATATCTTGATAGGGTGCTTGTTGATAAGTATGGTCAGAGTGTGGTAAGAAAGACACACCAGACATCTCATCAAAGTGTTTGTAAACAAAAGCCCCTACCTCTAACCATTCATCAGAACGAACCGAACAAGTAATACTTGGCTTATGCTCACACCAATGTCTTTGATAGATTAACCAAGTCTCTAACTGCTCTATAGCTGAAAGATCATTTCTTGTAATAGCTTTTTGTGGAGACTCTACAGGAAAACTAAAGACAGTTGTTACATCTGGCTTCATAACGTCTGGTTCGTTAGGCACACCCTGATCTTTCATAAAGGCTGTAATAGGATCTTTGTTATCACTGCGTACAGTACGGATATAGAATGGACTGTGACGAGGGTGGATGCCACTTGCGGAGTCAACCAACTGAGAGACAGTTCCCGATGGCTTGACGCAGCTAATTGCAGTAGCTTGGGGTATATCCAAAAGGCGGCTAAATTCAAGATTAGTAGTAACAGATACATCTCTTAATTCCTCTAAGGTTTTGTCTAGTCCTTTATTCTTTCTAGTTAATAATGGATTATCCATTATCCCCGTGAGTGACACACCCAACAGTCGTTCTTCTTCTGTATTTTTGTTCCACACTTTTCGCAGGTATGGGAACTTGGTGTAGGTTGATTGAATAGTTCCAAGTATAGTTGCAATTCTGACTTTCCTTTTAAGATCGTCAACATTGTCTGTAGCCCTGACCACAACCTCTGTAAGATTGCAGAACTGATATGGCCTAAGTATGATTTCAGAACATGGATTAGTGCCAAACTCATGGTCAGGGTTTCTCCTGCCATACTTAGCAGCTTGCTTTTTAGATGCTTCACGATTGAATATACCACGTTCTCCACTCCCTGACTCTGCTAAAGACATCCACTCTCTCATAAAAGAAAGTGAGTCTGGTTTCTCTGTATATGCTACAGAGTTATTTGATAGTGCTCTTTGTGGATCATTGTCCCACCAAGAACCAAACTTTGCATGTCTCATTCTATCATCAGAAAGGTTGCTCAGAGAAATCATTGCTGATCTCCTTACTCCTCCCATAACAATTACTTCACCTATCTTACACATGATATCATGGCACTCTAAGGAAGACAACTTACGTCCTTGAGCCTTTTTAAATGTGTTAATACAAAAGTTAAATAAGTCTACTAAAGGTGCAGGACCACTGGCTCTACCCCCAAATACTTTTAGTCTTGCCCCTGCGGGACGCACTCTTGAAACATCCCATTTAGGAATCTCTCCTGCCCAGAGAAGAGCCAGTAACTGACGAAAAGATTTAGCCCAACCTTCCTTACTGTCTTTAACAACGATTGTAGTTTCACTATCATATAGTTCAGGAACTTCTGGAAGTTTTTTGATAAACTGTCTTTCAACACTAAAGCCAACACCAGTGCCACAGAGAAGTATAAACATAGCCTCATCAAAAGACTTAGGGTCATCTATGGGTAGATAACTACAGTTGTAGATACAGGTATTGTCCCTGTCTGCAGCTTTACCTGCAGTCATAAGTGCTCTCATAGAAGGCATAACCTCCAAGCCTAAGATAGCTTGCTCTATGTCATCATAAGGATGGCCTCCCGTTCTGTCAAAATCTAAAACAGGAGCAACTATATTTTTTATATAACGACTAACAGTTTCAGGCCATGTCTCTCTTCTGCCTTCATCATCTAACCACCTTGCATATCGTGATGTGTGAATAAAGGATTGATAGTCAGTAGGGAAGTGGTTATTCATATTTATTTACCTCACATTTCATTACGGTTATGTCATCTATATCATACAGAGCATTTCTAATATGCTCCTCTATTATTTCAAAGTGATTATCTTTATCAACTTCTAAAAAGTTTGATCTTTCATCAACTTTGAGAGTTAAATATACCTCATACTCCATAGTTAAAGTTCCTAGTTATACTCATCGAAGATTATTTGTCAACCTCTTCTTCTTCCATTTCTAATGGTTCGATACTCTTTTTAAAATGTTTTATCATATCATATGCAGAGTCAAAATCAGAAAAGAATATTTCTAAATCTTCAATCTTACCGTTGACCTCTACCTTGCATAAGTTAAAGTGCATATCTAAAGGTAAATTTTCTGCAAGATCATCAGGTAAAACATCATCTACAGAGAATGGCCCTTCAATAACATCCCATATTTTCATCATCTTTTTTGTCCGTATGTCACTAGGTGTCATTACCTTTACCTTTCAATAAGTTAGTAAATAGATCAAGCTCAGTAACTACCAACCAAGGTTTCCTATCTGATCTGTAGAAAACTACAGGTGGATAGTCACTGTGTTTAGTTGCCTGATCCAACCAAGTATAAACCGTTTTTAGTGCAGTCTTTCTTCTTTTTACTTCTATGGAAAGAGGGATATCCCTTTTAGCAGCAGGAGATAATTGTATATCTGCACCAGTATCTCCCATTACTGTACTTTTAATATCGTCAGGCTCAAGATGAGGGAATGCCTCTAGTAGAACATCTCTTATCTCTTGTTGTCCTAGCCTCCCCTTTTGTTTCCCTTGTCTACTCAATCAAATAACTCCTCTACTTTAGGAGCTTTAACTACATCAATAAGATACTCTTTACCATGTGAGTATTTAAACACTCTTGCGTTAGGCCAACATGGAGTTCTGTATTCACAAGTAGCACACAAGAAAGATAATTTAGTATTCTTTGATGTAGGTGATTGAGGGATCACCTCAAGTTTTTCTTTTGGGATATCTCCTCTTACGACCTTTTTTACTTCTGCTATCTCCTTTTCTTTATTCTTTAACTCATTAGAAAAATCGTACATATCCAGACAAAGATTAAATGTATCTTTCTGTACAACAAGAAATCCCCCACGTTTTTTATCTTTAACTAAGGGGTCATCTTTAGCAGCATAAACATATGAACTTAACTGACTAATATAACCATAGGGATCTTCATCTCGTAAAGAGTGATTGATAAATTTTCTCATGCCTGATTTAGATGCAGACTTTACATCTATTGTAACACCATCAATTACTGCATCTCTGTGACCTTTAATCCCACTCACTGATAGTCTATCTTGTTCTCCCTCAACAGAATGTCCTGCAGCTTTTGCTAAAGAAAGTATTAATGTTTCTAATAAATCCCCGTAAAAGAAAAGTCCTAGCATCTGAGCCTTGAGGGGTGCAGCTTCTTTTGTTTTATTAATACGATACCAAGTCTTTCTTTTACAGGGTGAACCCACAGAGGATAAACTTAAATATCCTCTAGGCTTCTGAGGTTTGCTAAACCGTTCCTCTGCTACTGCAGAAATATTAGTAGATAAATACTCTGTTATAGTCTCATCCCACCCACCCTTTCCTTCGATGACAGAATAAATATCTTTTACTAATGTGTTTATATTTTTCATGGATATATCCTAGAACGGTATTTCATTTGACAAACTACTGCTAGTAGCAGTGGAGGACGTATTTGTATGAAATGGATCTACTTTACTCTCCACCTTAGGTGGTTCAACTAAGTTGAGCACCTTAACACGTTCTAACCGTGTAGTGTAGTTAGTGTAGTTACCATTCTTGTAGATATCAACTTCTACAAGAACTTCTGAGCCATTACCTATTGGGCCATCAGTAGCATAATCCCACTTAGTGCCGTCTGATTTGAACACTTGAGGAGGACCAGACATCCACTCATGTTGGGCCTCAAACTTACGTGTTACCTTTACACGTTTACCTCGGCCTTCTGGATCTACCTTACCTTTTGCCATCATACCAAGCTCTTTTAATTTATTAAAGTTGGCATCATCAAGAATTAGATCAATGGTGCAACGACCATTTGTATCTCTCCACTGCCCCTCAAAACCATCTAGGTCACGGTTTTCTTCAAATACTTTTGCCCATTCGGCAATACCTGTTACTGTTGTTTTCATGTTTAGAACATCCTTTCTACATTTTAGAATTTAAGTGTAGCATAATTTTATAAAATAGTGCAACACTTTTTTAGTGTATTTCTGAATATTTTTGTCCGTATTGTACATCAATACCTAACTTAACATTTAAGTTTAGTTGTTCATTTAGTTTTTTGATAGCACTAGTCAAGACTTCTGTGTGATGTTTTTCTTCTCCTTTCTTAACTAAGTTAATTGACTCGTCGTGAAACTGACCAACGATGTTGGGCCTAGCCGTTAGGTACAAGGCAACCCATCTATCAAAGCAGTAAGCACCAGTGCTTTGATTTAAAGTAGAGAATACATCCTTCTCGTATCTTAGAGTATGCCAGAACTTACTGACAGGATTTTGCACCCACATCTGACCATTTATCTTTTTAACTTTCTTTAGATTATCCTGAGAGAATTTGGATACTGACCAATTCCTAGCCCAGTAAGCATCTAATAATTTCTTTGACTCTGATACAGTCATACCTGTTTCTCTGGATAACTTAGCTGCACCTATCCCATAGGTGGCAGAATAGTTTACAACCTTAAAATTTTTTCTAAGGTTTTTTAACTCTGGTTTTTTCCCTTGCTGATATAGATCAATATCTTTTTGACATACAAATCCTGCATGTTTAGCTAGGTCTAAGTGTGGATCAAAGCCATCCTTGGACATCTCTTCTACATACTTGGGATCATAAGGTTTCATGTAATGTCTTTTAGTTGTGTCTTCAAGAGAAGTCATGTCAGCACCACAAAGGGAGTAACCCTCTGGAGCTATAAGACAACTGCGTATTTCTTTTCCCCAAGGTTTATCAATACCCGGAAGGTTTACTAAAGGTTTTTTATGCTTAAACCTTAGAGTGTTTGTTAGTCCATCAATACCTGCATAAACAAATCCATTTCTTTCAGAGGATTGCAGACCAGTAAAAATACCAAGCCTATGCTGTATAACAGTGAGGCCATCAAGTATTTCTACCATAGGTTCTTTTTTTATGAGTAGTTTAACAGAGTTAGTTAACTCACCATTCTTTCTTACTTGTGGTATCTGACGTTCTTTATTTTTATCTTCATCTTTTACATACTTGTAAGTGCAAGGCTCCCATCCCAAAGAAAATAACCAGTCTTTAACTTGATCAGAAGAGTTAGGATTAGGTGCTTCAACCTTATTCACAACCTCTATTTCAGAGGTATAGTTAGAGGGTAGTCCATGTTCTGACAGTAAAGAGAACCACAATCTTCCCTGTGTTGAAAGTGATCCATCTTTTTTATAAAGAACTTTGGGCATTGCTTTCTTTCTAAAGACAGTTCTCATTGGCATAACTGAACTTAACTCTTGCAACTTTTCTTCTTGCTGCTTTCGTAATTCTTTTATAGAATATTCCACTAAAGGTTTATCTAGCTTCCACTTAACTTGCTCTGCCTTTTGAGCACACTTCATTTTAAATGATAGGTATTGTAAAAATCTGTCAAGATTATCTTTAGATTTATAGACCATCATGTACCTTTGAACTAAGTTATGCCATAGACACTTGTTAATCTTAACATCCTCTTCACAACGAACCCTGTATTCATCTTGAGAAAGATTTACCCAATCTTCTATTTTAGGTTTAGGTATATTAAAGTCTTCGCCAAATGATTCTAATCCATGCTTAGGTCTATCAGTATTAATTACCCAAGACATAGGTAAAGTATCATAGAGTTTTGCTTTAATATTTATACCTAATAGTTTTTCTAATACAGGTACGTCATATCTAACAATGTTATGTCCTATTAATACTTTTGCTTTTAATAAGAACTTACGCATGTAATCGTAATCAAATAGGGTAACTACCCCTCTGCCTTCAGTGGCAGCATAACTGAGGCAGTGTATCTTTGTAACGTCTTCGATAAGACCATCTGCTTCAATGTCAATTATCATGCAACATCCTTTTCACTTGTAAATAAATCCTCCCTAAGAATGGTTGTCATGGGATCATAGTAGACTGATCCTGCACGACCTAACTTAGCAAAAGGTCTATTCTTATCTACGATAAAGTTGGTAGTATTGGATTCAACTTCATCCTCACTTTCTGCATTACGTTCTATCTTTATGCATATAATAGCTTCTTCTTCAAGAGAAGATGCATACTTTGTACGTCCATCATCATTGACCTGAGATATAAATATTACACCAATGTTTAACTCTTTTGCTAACTGAGCCATACGAGAACCAAGTGTCGTAAGAGTGCTTGTAGCACCATCTACGCCTGTGCTTGACAGGTAAGCCAGTCTTTGCACATGGTCTATAAAAACATAGTCTGCACCATAAACTGTACAAGCTAACCTAGTGTAATCTAGTACCTTCAATGGATCATCATGTGACATCATTTCAAAGATGATAGTCTTGTCTCCACCTGCGGCTATCTTAGCTGCCTCTATCACATTCATTTCTGACACATTATTTTCAGAGGCATCTTGTTTGGTTCTGACATTTACACCCAAATGATATGTAGCCATTGCCCTGTAAGTCGTAGACTTCATCTCCTCCATGTGGAGCATAGCTATCTTAGTGTCATTATTATTAAGTAGGCCAGTCTCAAAGTATCTAATGACTTCAGTCTTACCTGTGCCTCTTGGTGCTTTTAGGAATGTTAATCCACCCTTAACCATACCTCGGATCTTTTCATCCAGACCTGTATGACCTGTTGGTACATACTCATATGGGTTCTCATCTTTAA